ACATAGGGGGGAGGGGGTGTTGTTGTGTTGTTAATGTTGTTGGAGCCGCTATAGCATACAAAAGAGTAAAATAGGACTTATGTCAACATAGACCTAAATAGTTGATAATAAAAGATAAAATAGACAAGATTGTTTATAATGGAAAATGCTCACCTCTGTAAGAGGGACTGCGGAGGATAACACTGTTAAGGTAGCCCCGCTGTCTGCGCTGCCGTAGGCGTCTTAGACAACCCCCTTAGAAGTACTTTAAACACTGTTTATAAAATAATGCTTGACAGAATCACGAAAGTATGCTAAAATCGCTTTACAAGTGAAAAGCACACAATAAAGATACTGTACAGTCCCCTTCGGGACGACAAGTTATAGCGCCCTGTAGCAAGGGGAACAACAGCCAACAGGCGTTCCCCTCTCCGATAGCGAACAACGAATCTTCCGATAGCACTCTATAGTACTTGTGGTGCTTTGATTTTTTTATGTCTCCTTAAAGGATAAAGACTCATGTCGGATGATTTGTCTTCTAACGAAGTGTTGGTGGTTGAAAAACCAAAGCGTCCGAAGATTAAAAGACGTCAAGTGGTAAATGGTAAACCAAAGCGTGGTCGCCCCACAAAGGCGGCTATCGCCAAGAAAAAGAATCCCGGCATACTGGGTAGACCTCCCGGCGACGCTGCTAGGATAGCGGAGTTTAAAGCTAGGTTATTAGCCACTGCTGGTGATAGTGTTATTACAAAGATTATAGAGACTGCATTGGCGGATGGTCATCCAGCGCAAGGTGCAATGCTCAAGTTCTGTGGAGAACGATTATTACCATTATCTAGCTTCGAGGCTAAGAGTGGTGGCGGTACTCCGCAGATTAGTATTAATATTACTTCGTTAGGTTCTCCTACTATAGAATCTTCTGAAGTAATTGAAAACGATGTAACAGATGTTGTTATAAGAGATATTGATGACAACACTTGATTTTAAACTATTGAATTGGCAACAAACAGTATTTAAGGATAAGACTCGATTTAAAGTTATTGCTGCTGGTCGTCGTTGTGGTAAATCCAGATTATCTGCAATCACTTTATTAATTGAAGGTTTAAATTGTCCTGAAGGTTCTAGTGTGATGTATGTTGCACCAACACTAGGACAAGCTCGTACCATTATGTGGGACTTGTTAATGGACTTAGGTAGACCCATTATCAAATCTGCTCACATTAACAACTTAGAGATTACTTTAGTTAACGGCAGAAAAATCCTCATTAGAGGTGCTGACAACCAAGACTCTTTGCGTGGTGTGTCTTTGTCGTATTTGGTAATGGACGAGGTTGCGTTTATTAAACCAGAGATTTGGGAACGAGTGCTTCGTGCAGCGTTGTCAGATAAAAAAGGTAGAGCAATGTTTATTTCTACCCCTTCTGGTCGTAATCACTTTTATGAGTGGTTCCAGTTAGGACAAAGCGGTGAAGATGAGGATTGGAAGTCTTGGCACTTTACTACTGCAGATAACGAGACGATTGACCCTAAAGAGATTGAAGCTGCTAAGAGGACACTAAGTTCCTTTGCTTTTAATCAAGAGTATATGTCTTCCTTTAACAATGCTGGTTCTGATTTGTTTAAAGAAGAGTGGATTAAGTTTGGTGACGAACCTAAAGATGGTTCATGGTACATCGCAGTAGACTGTGCTGGCTTTGAAGAACTAGGTAAGAAACAAACAAACAAACGCTTAGACAAAACGGCTATAGCGTGTGTAAAAGTAGATAATAATAATATTTGGTTTGTAGATAAGATTGAATGTGGTCGTTGGTCTACTGAAGATACGGCACTAAGAATACTTAAAAACATTCAAGAGTATCAACCAACCGCAGTCGGTATCGAGCGAGGAATCGCTAAGCAAGCAATTATGAATCCTTTGATGGATGCGATGCGTAGAATGAACTGTTACGCTCACATTGAAGAATTGACACATGGCAACAAAAAGAAAGTAGATAGGGTTACTTGGGCGCTGCAAGGTAACTTTGAGCATGGACGGATTGTGCTTAATGCTGAAACTGACTTTGATTTATTTGTAGACGAGTTGTTGATGTTTCCAACGCAAGGCGTACACGATGATACTGTCGATGCCCTAGCGTACATTGAACAACTTGTAAGACCTTCTTTCGATGTCGATGATGGCGGAGATGAGTGGGAAACTTTAGATGTGATAAGCGGATACTAATGGATAACTACATAGAACAGCTTTTGCAACAAGCACAACAGCAGTATCCTTTTGTTTCTCAATATAACCCACAAGTGGTGTTAGGAACTGGACAAGGATACGCTGAGACATACCCTGTTGGTGAAACTGGTAGACCTCTAGGTGGTGGTAAATTTAGTCGACCCTCTACTCTTCCAATTGATAAAGTTGGAATTGAAATCTACAAACCAAAAGAATTTACTCCTCGTGATTTAGCTGGAGAATTGTTACATATTGACCCTGTAGCTAATAAAATTAGAGACCAACTAATCAAGACTTGGACTCCAGAGCAAGTTAAAAAATTACAAGAACACGCTTTAGATTTTGACATGACGCTTGCTGAAGGTCGTCCATTACAAGACGCAATTAAAAACGCTACCGATTCTGCTCTTCGTGGTTATGTTGTAGGTCAATGGAGTCCAGAAGTTGATAAGTCTTTTAACTACACCCCGAAGCAAATGAAACTTTTAGACGAATTAAAGAACTATGTAACTCGTCCTGCAAAAGAAGAGTTAGCTACCCCTTTCTACACCGACCCATTCGGTAATTCAATTTAAGGAATAAAATGGCTGAGAATATGGACATGAACGAAGGCACTATGTGGGATGAACCCTCTTCATCTGATAAAGAACTAGCAGCTTTTGTTGTTGCACACTGTGACCGCTGGAGAGACAGTCGTGACCAGAACTTCCTAGAAGACTGGAAAGAATACGAAAGAATCTTTAGAGGTGAATGGGCTTCTGAAGATAAGACAAGAGAGTCAGAGCGTAGTCGCCTAATCAGTCCAGCCACTCAGCAAGCGGTAGAAACTCGCCACGCTGAAATCATGGAAGCTATCTTTGGTAACGGAGAATTCTTCGACATCAAAGATGACCTTAAGGATTACAACGGCAATCCAATGGATGTCCAAGCTCTTCGTGCTTTGCTCATGGAAGACTTAACTGTTAACAAGATTCGTAAGTCTGTTGACCAAGTTGAATTGATGGCTGAGATTTATGGAACAGGTATTGGCGAAATTATTGTCAAGACTGATACTGAGTATGTTCCTTCCACTCAAGCAATCCCCGGTTCAGAGCAAGCCGCTTATGGCGTTACTGAGAAGCAATACTTCTGCGTTAAAATAAACCCAGTTAATCCTAAGAACTTCTTGATTGACCCTAACGCTACTTCAATTGAAGATGCGATGGGTTGTGCAATTGAGAAGTTTGTCTCTATCCACAAAATCGTGGAAGGTATGGAAAAGGGTATCTATCGTAAGGTAGACATCGGACCTACTGGTAACGATGACGACTTAGAAGTAACTCAAGAAGTTATTCAGTTCCAAGATGACAAGGTTAAACTCCTTACTTACTACGGATTAGTCCCTAGAGAGTACCTAGAAGACCTTGAGAACAACGGAGAAGAGGTAATTGACCTGTTCCCTGATGATTCAGTCGCAGACAACTACAGCGACCTCGTAGAGGCTATTGTGGTCATTGCTAATGATGGATTACTTCTCAAGGCTGAGAAGAACCCCTACATGATGAAAGACCGTCCTGTAGTTGCTTATCAGGATGATACAGTTCCTAATCGCTTTTGGGGTCGTGGTACAGTAGAAAAAGCCTACAATATGCAAAAGGCTCTTGATGCACAGCTTCGTAGTCATTTAGACAGTTTAGCTCTCACGACTGCACCAATGATTGCGATGGATGCTACTCGCTTACCTCGTGGTGCTAAGTTTGAAGTTAAACCCGGTAAAGCTATCCTCACCAATGGTAATCCTGCAGAGATTATGATGCCATTCAAGTTTGGTAGCACAAGCCCTGAGTCTGCAGCTACTGCTCGTGAGTTTGAGCGTATGTTGTTGATGGCAACTGGTACTTTAGATAGCCAAGGCATGGTATCACAGGCTTCTCGTGATTCTACTGGTGCTGGTATGTCAATGGCTGTGTCTGGAATTATCAAGAAGTACAAGCGTACCCTGACAAACTTCCAAGAAGACTTCATGGTTCCGTTGATTAAGAAGGTTGCTTTCCGTTATATGCAGTTTGACCCTGAGCGTTATCCTTCTGTAGACATGAAGTTCATTCCTACCGCTACTTTGGGTATTATGGCTCGTGAATACGAACAACAACAGCTTATTGGCTTGTTACAGACACTCGGACCTAACACTCCTGTGTTGCCAATTATCCTCAAAGGCATTATCGCTAACTCTAGTCTGTCTAATCGTGCTGAAATGGAAGCTGCATTGACTCAAATGAGCCAACCTGACCCACAAGCACAGCAGAAACAGCAGATGGCAGAGCAAATGCAGATGGAACAGGCTCAAGCAACAACTCAATCGCTGCAAGCTAGAGCGCAAAGAGACCAAGCAGAGGCACAAAAGACTGTAGTTGAGACACAATTACTGCCTGAAGAGCTAAAAGCGAAGGTTATTAGTTCACTTTCTACCAATATTGAAGGCGATAACGCACAGATGCAGTTTGAACAACGTGCAAAGATTGCTGATTTGATGCTCAAAGAGAAAGATATTGAAAACAAAGGCAAGATTGTTGAATTACAGATGCAAAAAAACGCAAGAATGTAAAGAAATCTATTGACTTTTTAATAAAACTGTGGTAAAATACGGCTATATAAGTAAGTAAGCACTCACTTACATTCTCCAAAAGGACAAAGAATGGACGAAAAACTACAAGCCTATTACGAGGCAAGATTCTCGATGATGGCTACCCAAGGTTGGAAAGACCTGCTTGAAGATGCTCAAGGCTTCTTCGATGGTATCAACAAAGTAGCAGCAATACAGAATGAAAATGATTTGTTTATGAAGAAGGGTCAGTTAGACGTTCTTCAGTGGCTATTAAGCCTTAAAGACAGTTCATCACAGACCTACGAGCAGCTCATGTCGGGAGACTCAGCAAATGGCTCTTAGGGTATTTGATTTCCTCTGCGAAGAGGGACACTTACACGAACACTTTGTTAGTTATGAGGTGACAGAAGTATCGTGTGAGACTTGCAGTAAAACTGCTTTACGACAGATTTCAACTCCTACCATTTATTTGGAACCGTTCTCAGGGAACTTCTCTGCAGCGGCGGATAGATGGGCTAGAAATAGAGCTGAAAAACAGAAACTAGAGCAGAAACAAAATTCCTGAGACACCTCGTAAGAGCCTCAGATTATTAATCCTAAAATCACTTGATACGGTGACAGGAGACTTTAAAAATGGCAGCACAATTCATTGAACAAAACGAACTGTTTAACAGTAACGAACAAGACGAAGTACAAGACATTACAACCCCAGTTCCTGACAGCACTACTGCAGGAAAAACTGAAGAGGCTGGTGTCAAAGCTGAACCAATAGAAGAATTACCAGAGAAGTACAAAGGTAAATCTGCTCTTGATATTGCTAAGATGCACCAAGAAGCTGAAAAGCTCATTGGACGACAAGCAAATGAAGTTCACGAAGTACGAAGTCTTGCAGACCAGTTATTAAAACAGCAACTCGATTCCAACAAGAGAATAGCAGCCCCGATTGAAGAATCGCTTGAAGACGACTTTTTTGCCGACCCAGCAAGTGCGGTCAACAGACAAGTAGAGAAGCATCCTGCAGTACTTGAAGCTAGACAAGCAGCTTTAGAAATGAAGAAGATGAAGACGGCACAACAATTGTCATCTAAACATCCTGATTTTGCCACCGTCGCATCAGACGCTGGATTCCAAGATTGGGTTAAATCTTCTGCAATTCGTTTAAATCTGTTTGCTAAAGCTGACGCTGAATACGATTTTGAATCTGCTGATGAATTGTTGAGTACCTACAAGGAACTTAGACAAATCAAACAACAGACTCAAAATACTCAAACAGCAGCAGTTGAAAACAAAGCTCAAGCACAAGCAATGAAGGCAGCTACAGTCGATGTTGGTGGCTCTGGTGAAACCAGCAGAAAAGTATATCGAAGAGCAGACCTTATTAAACTGAGAATGACAGACCCTGACCGCTATATGGCACTTCAAGATGAAATCATGAGTGCTTATGCCCAAGGACGAGTCAAGTAATTTTAGAATTTATAATTTAAAGGAAATATATCATGGCATTAGGTACAGATAACGTAACGGTCACAACAGCAGCAACGTTCATCCCAGAAATCTGGAGTGACGAAATTGCAGCCGCTTACAAGAAATCATTAGTAGCAGCAAATCTTGTTAAAAAGATGTCTTTCAAAGGCAAAAAAGGCGATACAGTTCATATCCCTGTTCCAACTCGTGGTTCAGCAGCTTCTAAAACTGCAGGTTCACAAGTTACTTTGATTGCTGCAACAGAGACAGAAGTAACTGTTTCAATCACCAATCACTACGAGTATAGCCGTTTGATTGAGGATATTGTCGAAGCTCAAGCATTGTCTTCACTGCGTCAGTTCTACACAGACGACGCTGGCTACGCTTTGGGTAAGCAAGTTGACACAAGCATTATCCAATTAGGTCGTATTTCTCAAGGTGGTGCTAATACAGCAGCTTACACTAAGGGTTACATCGGTGGTGATGGTTCCACATTGTATGTTGCTGCAAACAACAACGCTTCTGCATTGACTGATGCTGGTATCCGTCGTGCTATCCAGCGTTTGGATGACAGCGATGTTCCAATGGATGGTCGTTATTTCATCATCCCACCATCAAGCCGTAACACATTGATGGGCTTGGCTCGTTACACTGAGCAAGCATTTGTTGGTGAAGTTGGTTCAAACAACACCATCCGCAATGGTGAAATCGGTAACTTGTACGGTATGCCTGTATTTGTGTCTTCTAACGCTGACACAACTTCTGGTTCTACTGCAGCTCGTGCTTGC